TCTGGCGCATCCGAGGTCATTGCTTTGATTGTAATGTAAAATTTGAAACAGAACTTCGTCGTCAGGGTAAGTGGAAAGACTTCGAACAAAAGATAATGTTGCGTAACTATATATCCGCTGCAAAAGATAGACTTCAAGAGTTGCAACATTACCTCACTAACCTAAGTAAACCAGAATATTTGTTAATGAACGAAACTGAAAAAACTGTATTGATGTTTGAAAAATGGGATGTTGATTTAGACACTGTAAGAAAAGATTTAACGGACGAAATTGAATTGATAACAAAGAATTTAGCAGAAACCATAGAAAAGTACGGAACTGGAGAAGATAATGAAACGGAAAACGAAGTCGTTACTGGAACGGACGAAACTAATAGCTGAGACTATCACCGCTGTACTACCACTCGCTAAAATTGCATTAGTAGCGGCCGGTGTCTTAGCATTAGTAATGATGTTCAAGGTCAATAAGACCGAAGATGAGATGGACAAGTATATTGCTGAATACAAGGTATTTCAAGCAAAGGCTGAACAAGCTACAGAACTTGCTGACAGTTTGTCACAAGAAATTGTTATTGCCGATAATGAAGCTAGAGCGGCAGTCAGTCGAGCACAAGTACTTGGTCGTCAAGTCAATTCATTGAAGAATGAAACATTAAGCATGGAAGAGCGAGCAACTGTTATGCAAGAAACACTTCTTGACACATTAGAATTGGCTCGTCAAATCCTACCATTGAAAGATTCTATTATCGCAAAACAAAAGAAAACGATTGACGCACAAGGTACCCAAGTCACCGAACTTGAAAGTGCATTATCAAGTAAGGACAATGCTTTGCGTATGGCAATGATGCGTGGGGACAGTCTCCAAGCAGTTATCAATCTCATTCCACCTGCCCCAAAGAATCCTAACCGTATGTTCGGTATTAAGTTACCGAGTCGAAAGGCATCATTCGCAGTTGGATTAGCAATGGGTCTTGGAGCGAGCATTCTTGTAATCAAGTAGAGGTTTTATGAACGCAACAGCACAACAGTTACGTGACAAAATTAAAGAAGAATTTAAGAAGTGTGCGATAGACCCATCATATTTCTTATCAAGGTATTCGTATATCCAACACCCGATTCGTGGTCGGGTGTTGTTTGATTTATACCACTACCAAAAAGATGCATTAAAAGATTTTGAAAATCACGATTATAATATTGTTCTCAAAGGTCGTCAGATTGGTATTTCCACATTAGTAGCAGGATACGCATTGTGGTTAATGTTGTTTCATAAAGATAAGAATATTCTTGTTATCGCAACCAAACAAGAAACTGCAAAGAACTTGGTGACCAAAGTAAAGTTTATGCATGATAATTTACCTGTATGGTTACGGGGTTCAATTGTTACAAATAACAAACTATCATTACAATTTGCAAACGGTTCTCAGATTAAGGCAGTAGCATCCAGTCCAGATGCCGGCCGTTCTGAAGCACTGTCACTTCTCATCCTCGACGAAGCCGCGTTTATTGATGCGGCTGATATAATCTGGACCGCAGCATCCAGTACACTGTCAACTGGTGGAAAGGCAATTCTGTTGTCTACCCCGAATGGCGTCGGTAATTTTTTTCACAAGATGTGGCAGCAAGCAGAAACAAAAACTAATAATTTTAATCCTATATTATTAGATTGGAAAGTACACCCAGAACGCGACCAAGCATGGCGTGACCGTCAAACGGAATTGATGGGAGAATTACAGGCAATTCAAGAACATGATGCATCATTCATCTTTTCTGGTAATACGGTTATCCCCGCAGAAATTATAGAGTTTTATAAATCGTCATTTGTCCAAGAACCTATATCGAAAGAAGGATTTGATGGTAATCTTTGGGTATGGGAATACCCCAGCCCATCAAAGACATATATTGTTTCCGCTGACGTATCCCGTGGAGATGGTGAAGACTATTCCACTTTCCATGTAATTGATGTAGAAACATCTACCCAAGTTGCAGAATATAAGGGAAAGGTCGAAACTAAACAGTTTGGAAATATGTTAGTGTCCATCGCAACCCAATATAATGACGCCCTTCTCATCCCCGATAATAGTAGTATCGGATGGAACGCCATCCAACAGATTATTGATCGTGGATACCGCAATCTCTTCTATATGTCTAGAGACTTACAATATGTGGATGTAGAACACCAGTTAAATAGAAAGTATTTAAAAGAAGATAAGATGACATCATTGGTGCCTGGATTTATGATTTCTCAACGAACCAGACCACTGATTATCGCTAGATTAAAAGAATATATGTTGGATAATTCGTTTACTATTCGGTCAAGTCGGATGATTGCGGAATTGGAGACATTTATCTGGAAGAATGGTAGACCAGAAGCGCTTGGCGGATATAACGATGACTTGGTTCTTGCTCTTTGTATAGGACTTTGGGTACGAGACACAGCCCTCAGATTACGCCAAGAAGGCATAGAATTGACCAAATTAGCGTTAGATAACACCAAATATCAAATGGGTAGTATGGTATACACAAATAAGAATTTAAATCACAATCCGTATGAGATGCAAATAGGTCAGGAAAAGGAAAATTTACGGTGGTTACTGTAAATACATTATACTTATATATTAGTATCATTATATACCATTTTTGGGACAGAATATGAAGAAAGAAGAACTTAGACAAATGATTCGTGAAGAACTCAAATCTGTTTTAAGTGAACAAGCGTATCAATGGTGGTTGAAGCCAGCAGAATCAGAAACCGAAGACGCTCACCTAAACCCAAGTCAAGTTCACGAAGAAATATGTGAAGGAGAGGGATGTCTTGACGAAAAGTCTGTTCCACAACCATACAATCGTAAAGGCGCTCGTAAAATGACCAGGTCCCAAGTTGAACTTCGTAAAAAGATTGGTCAAGCTATGATGCGGGATGAAAAGAAAGTTAGTAAGTTCCGTAAAAAGTATGGTGACGAATGGAAAGATTATCTTTGGGCATCCGCTTCTGCCGCAGCATTCAGACAAAGTGGTAGTAAAAAAGACAAAAAATAATGAAATATACACAATTTTTTAACTTTGAACAGTATCATCATCCCCATAAAAGACACGACCCGCCTGGGTCAGAAGATGCGGATGTGAATAATGATGGTAAAGTCGATAAAAACGACAAATATATGATGGCAAAACGAAGATTATATAAACAATATCAGTCAGCACAAAAAAGTAATAAAGAAACAGATTTTTCTACACCGCAGTTGGAGAATGATATGATTAGATTAATGGGATTAGTAGAATTACCATCCATAGTACGACTAAAAGAAGAATCACACGAAGAACCAACACCAGCTCCAACTGTAGCTGTTGATAAAAAGTCACAAGTTGCAATGAAACTTAAGAAACTTAAGGAAATGCAAATGACTCCAGACCAAGAAAAGAAAGTTGATGAACTCTTGGCTCAATACGAAGAATTAACCGCTAAGCAAAAGCAACTTGACGTAGATAAGGACGGAAAGATTGAAGGTGATGACTTAGCAAAACTCCGTGCTGGTAAGAAGGCTGATGAAAAGCTTGACCCAGTAGGTAAAGAAGATGGTGACATAGATAATGACGGAGATAAAGACTCATCAGACAAGTATTTACAAGCTCGTCGTGATGCTATTGGTAAGGCAATGAAGAATGAAAACGAAGACCACGAAGTATCAATGGCATCCAAAACCCTCGACTCTATTATCAGACATGCAACTGAATTGAAGGGTAAGATTGGAATGGAAGAAAAAGACATTCCAGCATGGATTCAAGACCACATCGCAGTGGCTGAAAACAACCTTGACCAAGCAAATACCAGTTATCACGAATATGGTGACGAAGAAAAGACTGATATGCCAGTTGACAAGGACTTAGAAGCTATGAAGGAAACGGTCAACGAAGCAGCTCCAGAAGGTTGGGAAAAGACTGTTCTCGCTATGAAGAAGCATAAAGAAATTGACAATCCTTGGGCACTCGCACATTGGATGAAGAAGAAGGGATACCAATCACATAAGAAAGAAACAGAAGAAGCAGTAACTATACAACCACAAGGTGGATTAGCAGCTGCTATTTCTGCATACAAAAATACACCAACACACAGTTCAAAGCAACATGCCAAAGTAATACCAGCACACAAGCCAGGTGACACTTGGAAAACTGACAGCGGTAAAACCGCAAAGAAAAATTCAGACGGAACTATCTCTTACACAGTGAATTAATATGGTAGCCAAATTTATTTCTCTTCTACTTTCGAGTAGACAACAAGCTCACATCTTTCATCTTCAAACTCCTTCCTATGCAGCACACAAAGCATTGCAAGAATATTATGAAGGAATTGTCGATTTAGTTGACACTTATGTAGAATCATATCAAGGTCGATATGGTATTCTCAAAGGATATATGCCAACCAATACTATTTTAGAAGATGACTCAGTAGTTAGTTATTTCGCAGGTTTACAAAAGTTCGTAGACGAAACCCGTGGTCAACTTCCACAAGACGGTGAACTTAATAACACCGTTGATGAAATTGCTGGATTAATTTCTAGCACAGTTTATAAACTTAAGTTCTTAAAGTAATATGAAATACAGAGATTTTTTCCCAGAAGGCTATTCAGATGGCGCGGTATTTAAACAAACCAAAGCTGATTTTGGTCAAGAAAAGCCAGAAGAAATGCCAGAAACCGACCCGCAAGATTTAGCAATTCGTAGTGCACGTATCAGTGATATCTTAGAACGCAACATCCCAACCAGTCCAGAAAAGTGGGCGAAGGCAAAGGCAGCAGCTCGTTCCAAGTTCAAGGTGTACCCATCCGCATACGCCAACCTTTGGGCAGCAAAGAAGTACAAGAGTATGGGTGGTGGATGGAAGAAGGGAAAGAAATGATTAAGTTAATGGACATCATACTTGATGATGTACAACCAGATGAAAAAGAAATGGTTGACGGTATTGTTGATATGCTCACTCAAGTAAAAGATGTTGATAATAGAAAAGAAATGGCCTTGGATAGACTAAAAGATTTTAAGCAAAGTAAAATCGATGTTGACCCAAAACAGTTTATGTCAAGAGTTGGTTTAGATGAAAAGTGGACAAAGAAATATAAAAAGTCCATTAACTGTAGTAATCCAAAAGGTTTTAGTCAAAAAGCACATTGTGCCGCTCGTCGTAAAAGACAGAGTGGTGGAACAACTAAATCAAAACCAGTATGACGCGATTCGCCGATATCCTAGTTGAAGTGTCTGTTGACCTTGACGAAAAGTATAAGACCAAGGGAAGTCTTGGTAAGTGGCTTCGTCAAAAGTGGGTAGACATTTCTCGTAAAGACCCAAAGACCGGTAAGCATCCACCATGTGGAGCTTCGGCTGGTAAAGGGGAACGTAAGGGTGGGTCAGCAAAGTATCCAAAGTGCAGACCAGCCCGTTCCGCAGCAGCAATGAGTAAGGGTGAAAAACGGTCAGCAGTAGTTCGTAAGAGAAAGGCAGGAAATCCAGGTGGTAAACCAACAATGGTGTCCACATTTAAGAAGGAAGAATAATATGGAAAATATTCAAGAAGCCTGTTGGGAAGGGTATAAGCAAGTTGGGATGAAGGACAAAAGTGGAAAGATGGTCCCAAACTGCGTTCCTATTAACGAAGAAGATATCATTGAAGAATATTGCCCACGATGTCTCGCTATGGAAATCATGCGAGCACAAGGTCAACCATTACAAGAAGCCGAATATCACGGTCGTAAAGTCCCTCTTGGAAAACCGATGCGTGGCGACGTTAAGAAATTCAAGGTGTTCGTTAAAGACCCAAGTAGTGGTAATGTAAAGAAAGTAAACTTTGGCGACCCAAATATGAGAATCAAGAAGTCAAACCCAGCTCGTCGTAAGTCATTTAGAGCACGCCATAACTGCGATACCCCAGGTCCACGTACCAAGGCACGCTATTGGTCGTGTAGAAAGTGGTAATATGAAAGTATCCAGAAAGATATCCGATGCTATATTGAAAAAGATGGGGTATACATTCGATCCTGATGAATTTCATATGGGAATGAATGTAGAAATGGAACACCAAGATGTGACAAATGGAAACATGGTAAAAACAGCAAAAATAGCAGCCGCACACTTGACAGAAAAGCCAAATTATTATACATTACTAAAGAAGTATGTAGAAAAAAATAAATAAGGGGTCATATGTTCGAATTAAAAACAGGTGAAATAGTATTTTACCCTAGGTTTTCTGTATGTAAAGTTGATGATATGGTTATAATAACCACAAAAAAAATAGCAAGTAGATTTTTTGAAGTGGCGACACTTAGTGTAAACGAAATAGTTGGATACAATAGTAAAGTGGATAGAATTAAAGCTATAGATTACTTCTTATCCTCCGACCCTATCAATAGTTTTTATTTAAACGATATAGAAATTAGACATGAAAGATTTGGAAGTGATACATTAAAGATACCTTTGAATGAGTTTTACGAAGAATTAAAAGTAAAAAACATATCAGATGTATTTTCCGTCGAGTATACCCAAGCTAACAAAGTAGTTTTTATCACAAGAAATCCAACAGACAGATTTTATACAGGATTCATAGAATGGGTAGATTCTGAATTTGGAAAGGTTAGTAATGGATTGCAACTTAGAGGTGATGTACCACAAGAGCAGGTTGACTCAGTATTAAACGAATATGTAAGAAAAATAGATTATAATATTTTTTCTGATGCACATATGTCATTGTGGAATACATTTCTAATTAATTTTCTTGTTACAAACAATATAGAAAAGTATGTTAAAATAGTAAATTTGGATAATCCTTCACATATGCAAATTTTTAAAAAGGATTATGTGTTCGAACAACCATCAAATAAGTCTTATCTTAATATGTGGTTGACAAATTCTGACAATAGAGAATCAATAGAAGAATTATACAATAAGTTTAAGTTTTATTTTGATTTAGAAACAGAATCGTATAATAAGTTATTGAATATAAATTATAAGCAATTGGAGAGATAAGATGGGACAACTAAAAGATTTACTCAACGAAGTAACCAGTCAAGTTCCACGTAGAGTTCAATTGATGCGTGTGGAAGCGGTGTTGGAAAATATCGCACCAAAACTTAAGGAAGCTGACCAAAAGAAGCTTGCAGAAATTTATGTTGAATTAAAGCAATTGGCAGAAATGCTAAATGAAACTCCATATACTATCTTTAACGCAAGCCAATGGGGTTTGTTAGAAATGGTATTAAAGGGTAAGGTAGCAGAATTTAAGTTACTCGCAGAAGATATCGCAGAAGATAATAAAGATGTCGATGTTTGGCCATTGGCTACAGCACTCGACACCGTTCTCATATAAGTGAGGGGTTATGGCAGATACTAGTGTATACGGTCGCCTACGGAAACTGTTTTCCACAAACACAGTTGTCCGAAATGTAGGTGGAAAGAAGTTAAAAGTCGCTGATACCGACAATATCCAGTCGTTTATTAATAGACGAGGTATTGACCGGTATCATCGTGTGTATTCATCAATGACTGGTGGATATGGTGCAGCTGGTGGTCGTTACGAATCAGCTGCAGCATTCCAAGGGTCACGCTTACAATTGTTCCGTGATTATGACATGATGGATAATGACCCGATAATTTCATCCGTAATGGACATTTACGCTGATGAATCTACTGTAAAAGACGAATTCGGTCAAGTACTCAGTATCCGCTCCAAGAACCAACAAATTCAAGATATTCTCCATAACTTATTCTATGATGTATTGAATGTTGAATTCAATCTCTGGCCGTGGGTCAGAAACATGGCTAAGTATGGGGACTTTTTCTTATTCCTAGATATCGATGAAAAGTACGGTGTCGTGAATGTCATCCCGCTTTCTGTTTACGAAACCATCCGTGTTGAAGGGCAAGACCCAGGCAACCCATTCTCAGTTAAGTTCAAGATTGAAAATGATTTCTTGGCACTTGGTAAAAAGGAATTCGATAATTATGAAGTAGCACATTTCCGTCTTTTATCTGATACAAACTTCCTTCCATACGGTAAAGCTATGATTGAAGGAGGTCGTCGTATCTGGAAACAACTCCAATTGATGGAAGACGCGATGTTAATTCATCGTATCATGCGTGCTCCAGACAAGCGTAAGATATTAGTTGATGTGGGAAATATTCCACCGGCAGAAATCGATACACATATGCAACGCATCATTGACCGTATGAAGAAAGTGCCACTTGTTGACCCAAAGACCGGTGACTACAATCTTCGTTATAATATGATGAATATCACGGAAGATTTCTATCTTCCAGTGCGTGGTAAGGATTCTGGAACCGACATTACGAATCTTCCAGGCCTTCAATTCAATGCTATCGAAGACATTGAATATCTCCGTAACAAGTTAATGGCAGCATTCAAGGTACCAAAGTCATTCCTTGGGTACGAAGAAGATAATAGTGGTAAGGCATCGTTAGCAGCACAAGATGTTCGTTTTGCTCGCACCATCGAACGCATTCAACGCATTTTAGTGTCAGAACTTACCAAGATTGCAATCATCCACTTATATGTTCAAGGATTTACAGACGAAGACTTAATTGATTTTGAATTAGAAATGACTTCACCATCAGTCATCTACGAACAAGAAAAGTTGAACTTGTGGAAGGAAAAGGTTGGATTGGCTAAAGATATCGCAGATAGTAAGTTCTTGTCACGTGATTGGATTTACCACAACATTCTTCAAATCGCTGAAGATGATGCTAAGGCAGAACAAGATAAGATTGTAAAGGATGTTGAGTGGGTTGGTAAGGCAGAAGCAGTACAACAACAAGCCGCACAACCACAACAAGCACCAGAGGGTCCAGAAGGACAACCAGCAGAACCAGACGCTGGTGTAGAACAACCAACTGAAGAACCTCAACAATTAGCTACGGTAGATGATGTACTAGCTTCTCTTGAGGATTCCTCAGATGAAGAAGAAACTGGAGATGAAGCTGAATTAGAAGAAGCAAAAATGGGCCGTCCAAAAGTAGGGATGAAATACGGTCAAGATAGTCATCCACGTGGTCGTGACCCAATTGGACATAAAGAAAATCTTGGAGCTTTGCGAGTAGGACAACAACGTAAACCATCTAGAAAGTCACCATTATCTCTTGAAAATTACGAAGTTTCTAATCTTATTAAACAATTAAACGCTCATAAAATCGCACCAGAAACCTCTAGTATATTAAACGAAGATAACATTTTAGACATCGAAAACTAACGAACTAGAAAAAATCATACTATTTAATATATGATAAGGTATTTTTTCACTTATGGCGGATTCTTTTATGAAATCTAGTATAAAGCATAATAAGCTAAGAAACACAGGTATCCTTTTTGAACTATTAGCCCGTCAAATCACTTCTGATGTGATGGAAAATAAAAAGGAAGGTGTTGCTGTTAAACTTATGCGTGAATTCTTCAATACCAAAAAAGAATTGGGGAAGGAACTTATGTTATACCGCGCATTTTTCAATGTTCAGAACCTATCTGAGCAAAAGGCGTTTCAATTGTTGAAGTTGGTCACAGAACAACGAAAGAATCTTGACCAAACTGCATTAGATACTCAAAAATACCTTTTAATTAAAGAAATTAAAAAGAACTTTGATTTAAAAGAATTTTTCGCAGCTCGTATTCCATCATATAAAATTTACGCATCAATTTATAAGAATTTCGATGCAGCAACTAACGGAATCAACGACACAACTACAATCGAAGAATTAGCGAATAGTCAATTCACTATCGTTGAACACTTGTCCGGCAAAGCTCCAAGTAAAGAAATTAGAGAACATAATGAACTTTCCAAGATTATTCGTAGTCAAGACGATGATATTCGCTTCTTATCATATAAAATTTTAATTGAACGCTTTAACGAAAAGTACAAAGGATTGGATGAATCACAAAAGAAGTTGCTTCAAGAATATATCTATAATATCTCCAATACTTCAAAGTTAAAAAGCTATACTCAAACTGAAAGTCGTAGATTAGCAAAAGAAATCGCACAATCATCCAATAAGGTTAAGGATAAAGTTGTTCGTATTAAGCTCGGAGAAGTGGTATCACAACTTCAAAAGGTACAAACCGCTACAGTTATCAAAGAAAATCATATGACGGCATTACTTATTGGATATGAAATTCTTAAGGAGCTCAAAACACTATGACCAACGAAGAAAAACTCCGTGCAATTATCCGTAAGATGTTACAAGAAGAATTAGATGAAATGACTACTACCGGTAATGTAGCAGGGTATAACATTCCTATGGCATTTCAAGGGAATAATCCAAAGAACAAGGCACGCAAGAAGGGAATTGCTACTCAATTAGGTATGCAATTAACACCACGCGGTGAAAAGGACTTAAACCGTCCAGCGGATAAAATGGAAAACCTTGCAGAAGCAAAGGTCAGATATCACGAATATAAGAAAGATGAAAGTGCAACACCACACAAAAAGATTGCAAATGCAATTTCAGAAGTTAATCGCAATCTTGAAGAAGTAGAACGAGTCATCAAGATGAATACTCGTTTACAAAAAGAATCTGGAATTGCTAGTGAAGCGTTGTATCGTCGTACCCAACAAGGATTATTAAAGTTGGAAGCTCGGTTACTTCACCTCGCCGGTAAAGTACGGGACATCAGAGGAAAGTAATATGAAGAACTTATTAGTCGAATATAATGTAATTGAATACGGAAAAGATTTATTAGCTGAAGCGGCTGATGTGAGTAAGCCATTAATGTTAAAGAATGTTCTTCTCCAACGGGCTGAAGCAAAGAATCAAAACGGTCGTATTTATCCTCGTGAAATTCTACAGCGTGAAGCAGGCCTTTACAAAGAAAATTTCGTAACACAACGCCGTGCACTTGGCGAATTAGACCATCCAGAAAGTCCAGTTGTCAACTTAAAGAATGTATGTTGTAATGTGACCGAACTTTGGTTTGAAGGTCAAGATGTTCGTGGTAACATTGAAATTCTTTCTACTCCATCTGGTAATATTGTTCGTGAACTTATCAAGAACAATATTCGTCTTGGTGTTTCATCCCGTGGAATGGGGTCAGTTCGTCAAATGGGCGAAAGTACCGTAGAAGTTCAAGACGATTTTAGTCTCATCTGCTTCGATATCGTCAGTAACCCAAGTACCCATGGTGCGTTCATCAACGAAAGTAAAAAGGAACAAATCGTTACCCCTTATTCTCGCATCGATTCACTCGTATACGATTTCCTTAGTGAAGTAAAATGAAATTAGCGAAGGAATTTGTTAAGTTCACCGTTAAAGAATTAGGATTAAAGTCATTACCTAAGAGCATTAAGTTTGAAGGTGATGATTATTCTGCGCAACATTTAACATTTGGAACATACAATCCTTCTACTGATGAAATTGTTGTGGTCAAGGGACAACGACATCCAATTGATGTTCTTCGTACTCTTGCACACGAACTCGTACATCACAAGCAACGTGAAGATGGACAAGAATTAAATGGTGAAGATGGGTCAAATACTGAAAATGAAGCAAACGCAAAAGCTGGTGAATTGATGAGAAAGTTCAGAACAGTTCGTCCAGAAATATTTAATGTTGGTCCTTGGGGGTTCCATACTAATATGGAAGGAAAGATTCAATCTATCTTAAAAGCTGCAAAAACTGGAACGCCACAAAAGATTGAAGAAACATATGTAGACCAATATACAGCAAAATTATTAATTACAGTTGCTCATAATTTATCCCTAAAGAATAGAAAAGAATTCTATAATGAGTCCATCGATAAGATGGTAGAATTAGCATATAAACTAGTTACTAAATAAATCGGAGGTAGTATGTACGTTGAAGTTAAAGGTGATAAGCAATCAGATTTAGAACGAGCACTCCAACAATTCGTCAAACAAGTCAAAAAGGCTGAATTGATGGAAGATTTGAAGAAGAAGGAATTCTATTTAAAGAAATCAAAGAGACTCCAAAAGAAGAGTCAAGATGCGCTTCGTCGTAGAAAGCGTGAAGAAAGTAAAGCACAAAAGAAACAGAATAATACCTTTTAGTTAAAAATTGATGTTTTTAAAAACAACATAATATATATTATTTAGTACACCTCTATTGGGGTGTGATTTTGTTGTATATAATCTATTTTAATGACTCCAATAGTCATTCAATCCTCATAGGAGAGTACTAGTATGGCAAAAGTAGAAATCACGAACAAACTTTTAAAGGAAGCTATTGCAGACGCAGAAGCAGTTCGTCAAACTGCAATTGAAAATGCAAAGCTTTCATTAGAAGAAACATTCACACCCCAAATCAAGTCAATGTTATCCCGCCGTCTTCGTGCAGAAGCAGAAGGCATGGAACATGACGAAGAAGAAAAGGATGTAGAAACAAAGGAAGCACCAGAAGCTGAAAAGGAAGCTCCAAAGGCTCCAGTTGCTTCAACAGAAACAAAGATGGAAACTGCAACAGAAACACCACACGAACAAGGTGAACCAGAAGGCGGTGACCTCGCAGCAAGTTCAGACATCGGCGCAGGTGACAATAAGGAACCATCCGATGCATCATTCGATTCAGCAGATGACGATATGAGTGGTGAAGATGCAGGCGAAAGTGATACCGATTGGTATGACGATTGGTCAGATGCAGATTTCGACCTTGACGAAGTAATCAAGGAACTTGAAGCAGACCTCAAGGAAGTTTCACACGACGAAGAAGAAAAGGAAGAAATGAAGGAAGAAGTAGAAGGTGAAGAACACGAAGAAGAAAAGGAAGACGAGAAGGAAGAAGAAAAGGCTGACGAATCATACCCAATGGAAGACCCAGAAGGTGGTGCAGAAAAGCCAGAAATTCCAGCTAAGTCTTCAGATATTGGAACAGAAGCTGCAGATACCGCAGCAGATGTAAATACTTTCGTAACCGAACCATCAGATGTAAATAAGATGGAAGGTGAAGAAATGAATGGTCACGAAGAAGGCGAAGAAGAACTTGATTTGGAAGCAATTCTCAGAGAATTGGAAGCCGAAGATGAAAAGCATAAGGCATCATCTGAAAAAATGGCATCCCTTGAGAAAGAACTTGCAGAATATCGTCAGGCTGTTAAGCTCCTACGAGGCAAGCTACACGAAGTCAATCTTCTCAACGCAAAACTCCTTTATACCAACAAAATCTTCCGTAAGGAAGGTTTGACTACCGAACAAAAGGTAATGGTCGTAGAAAACTTCGACCGCGCAACCACAGTTCGTGAAATCAAGATGGTATACACAGTTTTGGTCGAAACATTAACTTCAGCAGCAAAGGCAGTAAAGGCAACAAAAGCACCAAGTAAGGTGGTCACCGAAGGGTTCGCAAGTAAAGCAACCCCAAGTACCGCTCCAAAGACTGAAGCACCAGTAGTTATCGCAGAAAACTCTGTTGCAAAGCGTCTACAACAACTCGCAGGAATTATCTAACCTCATAGGAGAATAACCAATGTCCGAAGTAAATTCACTCATCAACGAAGCCGGCTCAGCACACAAGGTTATCGTTGAACAATCCCGCCAATTGGCAGGAAAGTGGGAAAAGTCAGGCCTTCTTGAAGGCTTGAAGGGAGCAGAAAAGCAAGGTATGGCAGTAATGCTTGAAAACCAAGCTTCACAACTTCTCCAAGAAAACTCATACACCAACCTCGCAGGCACCAATGGTGAACAATGGGCAGGTGTAGCACTTCCATTAGTCCGTAAGGTCTTCGGAAGTATCGCAGCAAAGAACTTCGTATCAGTCCAACCAATGAACCTTCCTTCAGGACTTGTGTTCTATATGGACTTCAAGTACGGAACCACTGTAAACGGAAAGACCTCAGGAACCTCACTCTATGGTAACGCATTAAGTACACCATTTGGTGGTTTCGGTAACACCGATACAGGCGGATTATACGGTGCAGGTCAATTCGCTTACTCAGTAAACGATGCAACCGTAACCGGTTTAACCACCGCACCAGCATCAGCATCATTCTCAGATGTAAACTTCAACGCAGACTTCGTAGCAACTGGCAGTCTTTCAAAGTACTCAATCTCAACCAGTTCATTCACCAATCTTGATAAGCTCGCAGTCCGTTCATTTGTTCCATCAGGTTCAGCAATCGACTTCGCAGCATTGGTTCTTCCAGAATTCACCAAGATTGTTGGTGCAAACGTTGTCTTCATCGTAAATGCAAACGTAGCATCAGGAAACCAAATCAACTCAGTTGCATACAGTAAGCAACCAACCGATTCAACTCGTGGTGACTTCGAAGCAACCAGTGATACTGATTTGAACATCCCACAAATCGACTTAGAACTTAAGTCAGAAACAATCGTAGCAAAGACCCGTAAGTTGAAGGCAGTCTGGTCACCAGAACTTGCACAAGACTTAAACGCTTACCACAGTGTTGATGCAGAAGCTGAATTAACAGCAATGTTAAGTGATTACATCTCAACCGAAATCGACCTCGAAATCCTTGATATGTTAATCGCAGCTGTACCATCACAAACCACTGAATACTGGTCAGCACAAATTGGTACTGTATACAACCCAACATCTGGTGCATTCGCAGCATCATCATACACTGGTACTGCATGGACCAATATGACCTGGTTCCAAACACTCGGTCAAAAGATGCAAAAGGTATCAAACAAGATTCACCAACTCACCATGCGTGGTGGTGCAAACTTCGCAGTATGTTCACCAACCGTTGCAACAATCCTTGAAACCATCCCAGGCTTCATGGCAAACACCGATGGTGACAAGATGGAATTCGCAGGTGGCGTAACCAAGGTTGGTTCATTCCAAAACCGTTACACCATCTACAAGAACCCATACATGAAGGAAAACACATTGTTGATGGGCTTCCGTGGAAGTAACTTCCTCGAAACTGGTGCAGTCTACGCACCATATATCCCACTCATCATGACTCCGCTCGTGTATGACCCAAACAACTTCACCCCACGCCGTGGTGTGATGACCCGTTACGCAAAGAAGGTTGTACGCCCAGAATTCTTCGGAAAGGTGTACATCGACGGATTAAACTTAGTCTAATCCTCGTAGTAACGGTGGGAATAAATGGGGTGGCCGAAAGGTCACCCTTTTTATTTGCATTAAAAATACGAGTTAATGATTTAATAAAACTATTTATTGTAAGTCCCTAATTAGAGATTATTATGGAAACACAAGAACCAATTTTCTATGATGGTAGTCCTTCAAATCCATTTGGAATAACTCCATTTGGATTTTATGATAGCGATTCTGAATTTCAAGCTGATGCTCCAAGAGCAGCTGAATTCGTTGCAAGAAAGCTAGGATGGCCTGTCGTAGAAGTGGAATTAATTGATAAGCAGATTTATGCATGTTTCGAAGAAGCTATTACCACATATGGTAATCAAGTCAATCAATTTAATGCACGCGAACATATGATGACCCTACAAGGATTGTCAACAGCAACATCAGCAACCCAGCGTAACATTGTTGGTTCTGTTATTCCACAAGTTATCAAATTAGCGACAGATTATGGTGTAGAAGCACAATCTGGTGGTGATGTTGAAGTAAAACGAGGATATATTTCTGCATCCGCATTTACTCAATCTTATGATATTAAAACTTTGTGGGCAGATGTTAGTGAAAGTGGTAAGAAGTTAGAAATTCGTCGTATCTACCATTTCATGCCACCAGCAGTTGCTCGTTACTATGACCCATTCGCAACAACTGGTCTTGGGTTGACTAACTTGATGGCAGAATTTGGATTTGATGGATATTCACCACCAGTCACATTCGTGATGATGCCAGCATACGAAGACCTTCTCCGTATTCAAGCAATTGAAATCAATGATATGATTCGTAAGAGTCAATATGGGTTTGAAGTATCAAACAATATTATAAGATTTTCACCAGTATTTAAAGAATCAAAGATGGTATATTTTGATTATATGGTAGTAGACGATAAACAAGCAAATACATTCCAATCTGGGTCCAATGTAGCAAGTGATTTATCGAATGTGCCATATACTAATATCAATTACACAAACACCAATGATATGTCAAGATTGTGGATATTCCGATATACACTTGCATTAGCAAAAGAACTTCTCGGCATTATCCGTTCCAAGTTTGAAAACATTCCATATCCAGATGGACAAATTCGTTTGGATGGTGAAATTCTTAGAAGAGAAGCTATTGCTGAAAAGGAAGGATTAATTAAAGAACTTCGTGAAACACTTGAAGAAACTGGAATGCAAGCGCAAATGAAGAAGCAAATGGAAAACTCGGAAAATATGCAAAAAATGTTTAAGAATGTTCCTACTCTCATTTACATAGGTTAATACATGGCACGCTTTGTTACACAACGTGACTTTGAATTTATACAACACATCACTCGGGAATTGATTGACGAAACGATGGATGTGGCAGTCGTATTGTATAAGATTGTTGTTGAATCTGCTAAAGTTAATATTTACGGTGAAAGCACGGTAAAGCCACGATACACCCCAGTAAAAGTTAATGCAATTGTAAAATACGATAAAAATAGACCAGTAAGAGAAGAAGGATTTGGTGTTAATCAAGACCAACAAACTGAATTTAGATTTGCTCGTCGTATGCTACAAGATGTAAAGACCTATCCAGAAATTGGTGACATAATTGGATATAATAATCATTTTTATGAAGTCCATAATATCACAGAAACACAACTTATTGCAGGTAAGCCAGGGTTTAATACCGCAATCATTTGTATGGCACACTTAACTCGTCGTACAAGTATTGATATCGAAGAGGTACAAGTATGAGTGAAAACCCTATAAAACGAGTAGACTTACAACAAACCAGACTTACTCAACCACGGTCAAACGACATACCTGCGGGTAGTACACCACCAATAGCTGTAACTTTATTTACAATTGATAACGCAATTCTTCGTTATATGAACGAGCGTATTAAGCCAGTGGTGACTCAAAATAATGTAGCAGTAAAAGTACCGGTCATTTATGGCAATCCAGAACGCTGGAAATCTGCTCAACGAGATGGTGTCATGCGTGACTCTATTGGAAAGATTCAACTTCCAATGATTATGATTCGTCGTACTGGGATGAAGAAATCTATTATTAATTCGCCTGTTAACAAATATCTTGAACGAACCTTTGAAACTGGTTGGAATAGACGAACTCCATATGACCAGTTTGCAGTCAAAAATAATATCACTCCCAGTCGTGAATATTTGACAACCACACTTCCCGACTATTACGAAATTACTTATCGTTGTATGATTTGGACCGAATATATGGAACAAATGAACTCCGTGGTCGAGAATGTATCATTCGAAACAGACCAATATTGGGGTGACCAAAACAACTATAAATTCCGTACTTCTGTGAAGTCATTTGAGCCTATGACAGAGTTACCGATTACAGAGGACCGTGTGGTACGCACTCAATTTGATATGACCGTATACGCATATCTCTTACCTGAAAGTGCATTGGATAGATATAACAATAGAGATCTTACTACACAACGAAGATTTTCTGTTAAAAAAACAGTCGTTTTTACTGAAATAGAAAGTGAATAATTGATGTTTAGGTAAAAAAACAGATATTTATTATACGAGTTGTATTATACACAAAAAGAGGTTATTATGTCTGAAATTACAAAAGAAGAATTAGAACAAATTAGTGTTTTGCGTAATAAACTCGCAACGGTAGTCTCTGACGCTGGGCAATTGACACTCCAAATTCAATTACTCCAATCAGATATCGCAGAACTAAATGAAAAGCTTGGTGAACAAACTAAGTTGTTCAAAGGGTTGTTAGAAGAAGAACAAGTATTAATCAAGGGGTTATCTGAAAAGTATGGTGCTGGTCAAATCAATTTTGAAACCGGCGAATTTACACCAGAGAAATAAACAAATTTAGTTTGGAGAATACCGTATGGCAGAAAGAATCGTGTCGCCTGGTGTCTTTACACAAGAACGCGACCAAACATTCCTCGCTCAAGGCGTTGCTGAAATAGGTGCGGCGTTTGTTGGTCCAACTACAAAAGGACCAGCATTCGTAGCTACCCCAGTTCAAGGACTAGATGGATTCGTCACCTCATTCGGTGAACCAGATGGTACTTCTTATATGGGATACACCGTTAAGAATTACCTTCAAGAAGCAGGTAGTGCAACAATCGTTCGTGTTCTTGGTTTAGCCGGATACACAACCAATGTCGCAACTATTTTCGCATCTGGTTCGGCTGGAAATAAGGTATTCGCAGTTCTCCATCCAACTGTGTCAGGAAGTTCACTTAGTAGTGTAGTAGTAGGTGGTACTACATCAAGCTTCAGTGTAGTGGTCAGTAGTTCCGCTAACATTCACTACTCCGCAAGTGTTGTAAGTCCAACAGAAACTAATTCTTCATTCATTAATGAAGTATTTGGTACTGATGCACAAGGTAAGAGTTCAACTATTCCTGCATATGTTTATGCAGTGTTCCCAGATGCACTCAGTCAAGTTGGTTCATTTGCTGGAGAATTAATTCACTTCTCCTCAAGTATCAACGCATTGAACTTAGCAACCCAATATGATAATGCAACCACTCCTTGGATTCGTTCACAAACCATCGGTGGCAGTAAGCGTAATTTGTTCAAGGTACATACATTAAGTGACGGTACTGGTGCAAACAAGCAAATTAAGATTTCTATCACTGGTATTTCACCAAGTACCAATCCAGACAGTCAATATGGTTCATTCACACTTAATGTTCGTGAATTTACCGATACCGATACATCACCGGTTGTAGTTGAACAATTTAATAACTTAAACTTTGACCCAACCAGTCCAAATTATATCGCAAGAGTAATTGGTAACAGTGTTCCAACATATAATTCAAGTACTGGATTAACTACTTACGAAGGTGACTATCCAAACCTTTCAAAGTATATTCGTATTGAAATGAGTGAAGATGTCATTCCACAAAATGCGGTTCCATATGGATTCGCAGCACTAAACTCAGTATTTTCATCAACCGCAGGTGAAGTACCGTTACAAGCATATGTAAACAGTCGTTGGGTAAGTGCAAGTGTTGCTGGATACAATGCAGACGCAACTGGTCCAAACACTAACTACTACGGATTCAACTTTGACGGTACATATGTATCTGGTAGTGGTTTTACCGCAGAATCATATCTAGCACCAACAGTTGGTTCAAACACTGTAGGCGGCGAATTCAGTATTGAAAATCTTCCAGCAACAGAAGTTAACGGAAGTCCAATTTCATTAACTAATCGTGACCACGCATCATATCGTCGATTCTCAGTACCATTCCAAGGTGGATTCGATGGGTTCAAGCCAAATCGTGAAATTGCACTTGGTGGTGCAATCACCGCAACAAACACTCAAGGATTTAATCTTAACGGTGCAGCAGCATCGGGTTCAGTAGAATACAAGAGAGCATTAAATCAATTAAGTAACGCAGATGCAGTAGATTTCAATCTCTTAGTTGTACCTGGTGTTATCTACTCACAACACAGTTATATCGCACAATCAGCAATTGATATCTGTGAAGCTCGCGGTGACTGTTTCTACATTGTTGACCTTGACACACTTGATGCAACAATTGATTCTGTAACTTCATACGCAGAACTTCTTGATACTAACTACGCAGCTGGTTACTATCCTTGGGTTCGTGTTCTTGATGACATCACTGGTAAGTTCCTCTGGGCACCACCATCAGTGGTTCTTCCAGAAGTATATCAATATAGTGATAATGTTGGAGCAGAATGGTTCGCACCAGCAGGTTTGAATCGTGGTGGTATTCCAGGCGCAGTTGGTGTTAAGACTCGTCTAACTCAAGCACAACGCGATGAATTGTATGAATCAAAGGTCAATCCAATCGCACAATTCCCAGGACAAGGTATCTGTGTCTGGGGACAAAAGACACTCCAACGTCGTGCGTCAGCACTTGACCGTGTAAATGTTCGTCGTCTTCTTATCACCGTTAAGAAGTATATCGCAAGTTCAGCAAGATACTTGGTATTCGAACAAAATACTGAAGCAACTCGCACACGCTTCTTAAACATCGTCAACCCATATCTCGCAGGAATTCAACAACGCTCTGGATTGACCGCATTCCGTGTGGTAATGGATGAAACCAATAACACACCAGATATTATTGACCGTAACATCTTGGTTGGTGCAATCTATCTCCAACCAACCCGTACCGCAGAATTCATCAAGTTGGATTTCAACATTCTCCCAACTGGTGCAACCTTCGATACCATCTAATCAGTTTTTTCGATAACCACTATTTATTAAAGTACCAATCTATATCTGGAGAGCCATATGGCAAATTTGGTCAATGAACAAGAACTCTTTTTCACCGCATTCGAACCAAAGACTGCGAATCGCTATATTATGTCCATCGACGGAATTCCTTCGTATCTAATTAAGAAGGCAGACCGTCCAAAGATTACCCAAGAAAAGAAGCGTTTAGACCACATCAATCTACAACGCTACATCAAGGGTAAGACTGTATGGGATGAAATGGTATTAGAATTGTACGACCCAATCGTACCATCAGGCGCACAAGCAGTAATGGAATGGGTTCGTCTTCACCACGAATCAGTTACCGGTCGTGACGGATACGCAGAATTCTACAAGAAGGATATCATCATTAATGTTCTTGGTCCAGTAGGTGATAAGGTTGAAGAATGGATTCTTAAGGGCGCACAAATCACCAAAGTCGAATTTGGTGAAATGAGTTGGGAAAAGGATGACCCAATGTCTATCTCATTAACAATTCAACCAGACTATTGCATCCTCAATTACTAATAGTTCGGTAAGTATCAAAAACCCCACCCAAAAAGTGGGGTTTTTTGTTATATACCAATACTTTGTGATACTTATATAAAGGTGTATTTTTTCGAGGAAGACTATGGCAGAAATTACTGAATTCAACATCGGTCAAGGGGAAACTTTCAAAATATTGACCAGCCTAGAAAACATAGATACAGATTCGTACTTAGACATAACAAATTATACATTTACTGGCCAAGTTCGTGAAAACTTTAGCACGGATGAGGTTGCTGCTACATTTACGATTACAAAAATAAATCCACAAACCTCAGGAAGTTTTTATATAGAACTTACCCCAGCAGATACTAGTGCGCTAACACAACGCAAATATGTTTACGATATTAAAATGACAAGTGGTTCAATCACTCGTCGTGTTCTTGAAGGATACTTTGTTGTTCGCCCAGCTGCTACGAGATAATAGATGAGCAATTTTATTGTCAACACCGATATACCAAATCTTCGGGTAGTTATTAGAGAAGGTGACCAATATAATATAAACATTGTTCCAGGTAGAATTACTACACTGGTTACTGGTTCGTTTACCAGCTATGCAGATATGGCTGGAATGGCAGCATCTGCTTCATATGTTAGTGGAGCAGGTGTATTCGCACAGTTTGCAACATCGGCATCATACGCGGTTACTTCTGACAGTGCATCATTCGCAACTACTGCATCATATGCACAAACTATCAACAGACAAATTACAGGTTCAGTAGTCATATCAGATGATTTAACCGTACAAGGTATCATCAGTGCAGAAAAATTATTAGTATCCTCATCTGTTATTTATGAATCTGGTTCGACGAAATTTGGTGATTCAGCAGAAGATACACATCAATTTACTGGGTCCGTGTCAATACAAGGACCGCTTAATGCATCAAGCTTTACCGGGTCAATTTATCTAGAACCCGTATCAGAAAGTTATGCTTTTC